GGCAACGCTCCTGAATTCAGCATCTTTCCGGATCTGGACGACTGGTGTTCCAGCGTCTCTGTTTCCAGAGAGATGCTGAATTCAGGAGCGTTGCCCAGGTCCCGGTAACCCAAGGGGAGGTTGAGTGAGTCGATCACCGAACTCAACGGTGCGAAGTAGACGATGCCGCGACCAAGGTTGTAGTCCTCAGTGTTGGGTAGGCCAGTTGTGTTGATGCCGGGCATGAGGGGTCTCCATTAGCGTCCGATGGTTGCTTCAAAGGTCATGACAACTGATGTTCCGCCAGCAGAACCACCTCTTGCTGGATGATCGTAAGACACGTTGTTCAAACGCAACCACGCATACGTGTGGTTTTCTGTCTGCTTGACGCGCGGTACTGGAGCAAGAACGTCTTGCTCGAAAAAGGCGACCGTGACTTCCTGATCGAACCCTAAGTGTAGTTCAAAGTTCCAGGAGCTACGTCGTTGATTGATGTCTCTTCCGAAAAGCTCATCGGGAATGAAGTCAGCACTGACTTCATTGACTTCAAGGGAAACCGGAGCGATCTGCTCAGACTCGTTGGGGTCAATGGCCACAGCCTTCCCGTCCGCATCGTAGTACACACGAAAGAACCTGCCTGTCTTGGCTAGGTCATGCAGCAGCCTTTGAATGGCTGTGCGTAGTGCGCTTTCTGTTGCAACGACGGTCATGGTGTATGCGTAACCCAGAGCTTCGGTTCTTTGGTACTTCCTGCACGAGAGGAATGATAAGCCTGAGGGAGAACAGTGATGTTGGACTGATGGATAAACAATTGCAGCTTACCACTGCGATTGGCGATGGCGTCTAATGCAAACAGTCGTAGGTTGGCAAACCGAAAATTCTGATTTACTGTCTGATTAGGCGGCACTGTGCCTGTTACAGCAACAGGATCTACGGTAACTGTGTCGGCCAATCCTCCGTCAGCGCCACCTCCCCACGCAATCAGTCCTGGTTGATTTCTGTTGTCGAATGAGGATTCAAGCTCAAGCACTTGGGCCGTCATCCTTCGGATCTCCCAGTCGTGGGATTGGCCAGAAGTAGACTGCACATTGAAGTAGAGGGTGGCATCGTCTATCGACGTGAAGTCGGATAGGTCGAATTCCAGGTGAAGGTATTGTAGATTTATAGCCGACTGAGTGAATTTTACAGCCTGAGAAAGCCCAAATACCGTAGTGGATAGCGCGTCATCAACATAGGTGTCAATCAATGGCGCCAGTTTCTTGATGACAGGCACACCAGCACTAACAATGACGCTCGGTATTACGGGGATGCCGAACACAGACTCTCCTGGCCTGGGCGGTCGGATGTCAGGAAGAATGACTGCCGCAAGCATCTCTCCGGTCTCGTCACCAGTCAGATGCGCAAGAGCATCACGGATCTCGTTGATGAGATTCGTGAGATCTCTCTTGTACTCACTGCCCCGTGCTTCACGGGTGATGCCTTCTTCGTTCCAAGACTTACGGGTTTGCCCGAAGCTCTGGGCGTAGAAGGTAGGGAGGCGCTGCATCAAGAGCATCCTCACCCATAGCAGTTCGATGTTTTCGGCGCGGAGTCGCTTGAGACCGTCCTCGGTGGTAGGATTTTCTACACGGGGAAGCCCTACAAGGTCCGACACCAGAGGCTCACCGAGTTCTTCAAACAGTTGAATCCTCACCTCTTCCACAGTGGCGTTCACCACGGCAGCGGAGTCCCCGGTGTCAACCGCCGACAGCCGCAACCGCGACTTCAGGGTGTCCATGTCGGGGATAAACAGAGGGGCGATCATGTTACTGTGCGGGCGCCGACTCTTCCGTGGTTACCTTCGTGTCTTGCTCGTAATCCTGCGACAGCCAAGCAACTGCTTCTTCGCACGTTTCAAATTGCTTGGCTTCATAGCCAGATCGTGTGCGCTCAGAGATCATCACGTTCAGTTCGCTCACGTCCTTACCCTCAAGCGCAGCAGGGCTAAAGCCCCACGGGTTTGATCTGGACGTAACCGAAGTGGTCCTGACAGTAGAAAGAAGCTTGGTTGGACTGCCTAGATCCACGATCTCTTTGTCTCCCTTGGTGGTGTCGATGTCAGGGGGGATCATTGGAGGCGCAGGGTTGACGCCTGGAGGAAGTGGATGCTCGTCTCGGTCTAGTTGGTCACCTGTCTTGATCAGAAATCCTTGTCCAACCAGACGGTCTACTTCTTCCATGCCGCCGAAGCGAGACTTGGCTTCATCAAGAGATAGAACGTAGCCTCCCCTCAGCAATTCACGGGGATTGCATGACATGATGGAACCACGACTCGTGATCTTCAGATTCACGCGGATACCAGCATCGAGACAGAGGTGTTGGGACGACGCAGGACCGGCAGCGGACGGGAGTGGATAAGAGCCATCCGCGCTGACGGATCATCGACTTCCCAGGACTTGCTGAACCGACGTGCTTGGAACAGTCGTCCTTGGAACGCACCCATGTCAGGGATGGCTCCGTAGTAAAGGATTCGTTCTGTGGCCGGTGATGTTGACACGAATTCGATGAAGGTCGGTCGAATCATGTCGAGCGTGGTGGCGCCGTCCGGGTGTTGTGCCTGCCTGCCGTACTCCCAGAAGCGCACGCCTCCGATGCGACCAAGGAAGATCACACCGTCATTGCTGAACTGGGTGGCGAACGTGAAGTCACCGGCTGCGACGGATGCACCTTCAAGGCCCAGCATCTTGATGACTCCAGTTTCCACCAAGTTCAGGAGTGCGTCAGAAGCAGCGGTGCCGCAGATGGCATCGGTGACTTGAACACCCCAGTCCTGCAAGACCCTCTTCACGGAGTGAATGTCTTGCAGGGGAGTTGCGGAGGTTCCTGCGACTCCAGGCGCAGTAGCCCACCTGTCCTCGCCGGTCAACGTGATGACATTGGCGGCGTCACGGTTGAAGTCGATCTGGAACACGTCATGGTCGGTGTGCTGGAAGGTGATGATGCCCGTCAGCGCCAACGAGATCAGATACTCTTCTGCGTTGGTGATGTAATCGGCCATCACCTGCATGTCACGCGCGATGTGCTGCCGGATGGCGCTCATCTGCATCCCGGCGCCGGGTGAGAAGATGACGGTGCCAGGGCGGCGACCGAACAGAAGCTCGCTGGGTGTGAAGGGTCGCTTGATGCGGATGTTCGCAGCCGAGACGGTTGTGAACTTCTCATCGTGTCCAGCGACCATGACGCCTTCACCGTTCTTGCGCACGAAGGGCGCAACCTCACGGCCCTTGTCGAACTGCCCGTACTCGATGTCCTCCGTGGAGAGGGTCTGTGTTCTGGGGAACAAGAGTCGTTGAAGGAATTGGTTTGGCGACTTCATCTCGTTGACCGTCGCGGTCAGTGTCGCCCACTTGAGTTCATTGATAGTCGCCATTGGCTAATCTCCGAAGAGGGGAAATGGGTGAGCGAACTTACGAGAGAACGTCGAAGCCTTCAACGATGAAGTTCAGCGCCCGTGCGTTGAGTACGAGTTCGGCCTTGAGTTCGGCCAGCGTCTCCGAGCCCGCAGGCACGGTGGTTGTGCTGATGATGTCAAGAACGTGGAGCCGTCCTTCCATCATCACGTTGCCAAGCACTTCGTCGGCTGCGTCAAGCACCACGTCGTCAGGCCACGCGAAGCCGACCATGACTTCGCTGCCGTCAGCGGCACCGGACACAAACGGAACAATGAAGCCGGTGGCTGTGAGGATGGCCACCATCGTCCCCTTGGGAATGCTGCCGCTGCCGGGGTCGAAGGTCTTGGGCTGCACACTCGTCGGGAAAAACCGCAAGCTTGATCCAAGACCTGCGGCTTCCGAAAGTAGGTCGTTGGCATTGAGAGCCATTTGAAAATCTCCTGTCAGAGAGTCAGAGAGTCAGCAGGTTACGCCGTACGAAGGGTGAGGTTTCTGTCCTTGTTAGACCAGTCGGCCATCTCATGACCGATCTTGGCCAAGTCGATGTCTTCCTTGCTGACGCCCTCAAAGAAGCCCTCTTCTCCTTCCTTGGAGGTGCCGGTCTGATTGGTCTTGGGCTTCTTGGTCTTGCCGGTCACTGTGCCCTTGTCCTCTTCGGTGAGATCACCGAACTCTTCCTTGAAGGCGATCAAGTTCTCGGCGTACTCGGCCACGCTGTCGCCGTCGCTCCAGTCCACGTCCTTGCGCAGATTGAAGAGAGCGAGCCTGCGCTGGTGTGCGACCAGGGCTTCGGAGTCGGTTACGTCGCCCTTGAAGATCGGAGCGACAAGCGCCTTCTTCTTCTTGGGTTCCTCCTTGTCTTCTTCCTTCTTGGCCGGAGGATCTTCCTTCTTGGTGGCGACCAGTTCCTTGACGCCCTCGACGATGGACTTGGCGAGTGCTTCGTTACTCTCTTTGAGAGCAGCGGACAGTTCGTCCTTGGTCATGTCAATGTCCTCAGTGGTTACGCCGAGATGCTTGGCCAACAATTCAATGACTTGTTCGGCCATGCCATCCGACTTTTCTGAAACAACTTCGGCTGTGCCACCCATTGACACGCCAGTCCATTCACCGTCCCGATACTTTTGTCGAAGTACCGGGTCGTCGATCTTCATGACGACACCCCATGACCCAGTAGGATCAACCACGGTGCCATCGTAAGTCTTGATTCCCTCAAACCTGGGGTCAGCCTTCTGAACAAGGAAGGACTCTGCTACGTAGGCTTGAGTTTTGTTCAGTGCGGTCCCGTCGTGCCGAACGTCGATGGACACCCCGTCTCGCGCGGCGTCGTACATCATGGTCTTGATGACTTCGGCGCTGGCGATGTCGCCTTGAGTGTCCCGATGCTCCGGGGCGTAAACCAGAGCAGTGAGTTCGCCCTTTTCTAAGAAGTCATCCCCCGTTTTGATGAGCAGTTCTACGTCGAGAGTCTGGTCATCGGCCTTGAAAATCACAGGCATCCTGTTGGCGCCGCGTGGCACCAAGGATATGTGCGTGATCTTGGCTGCTTTGATGCGTCGTCGAGCCATGTAGTCGCCGGGATGATAGACTGCTGTAAAGATCGTGCATTTCAGACATGCTACATCTAGCATTTGAGGAACAAAAATCATGGCAGATGACACTCTCGACCAGATAAAAGTCATCAACCGGGAGCAAGTTCCCTTGTTCGCGCAGCTAGGTGGTGATCGACAAGAGAGCCTTCAGACCGTCTTGATGAAGGCGCAGGGAGAAGAAGCTGCGAGTCGGCAAGGCGTGACCTTAGGGGAACAGCAGCACCCCTACGACTTCATTCAGGTCAAGTCGTTCGTTACAGCCAACGAGCATCACTCGACCTGCATCTACACCAAGGTTGCAGCGACAGTCGGCCTGGGCTTCATCGACTCGCAAGAAGAAACGATCCTTGATGAGCCTGATGGATTGACACAAGCCAGCACCGACGCCGGGTTCGTCATGCCTCCCAAGACCAGCAAGATCTACACGGACAGCAAGGTGGACTTGGCGATGAATCCGTTGTGCATGATCTCGGCCACCGACCTGTTGCACGACATTTGTGAGGACTTCTGGTCAGCAGGCAATGGCTACATCGAAGTGGTGCGCGAAAAAGGCAGTCTCGACAAGATCGTTGGTCTGCATCACATCCCTGCGGAAGAGATCACCGTCTTTCTTGAGGACATGCGGTACAACTTCCATTATGTGCTCAAAGGAAACGGCACAAACGAACGAAGGTTCGCCCGCTTCGGAGACACTGAGGACTTCCTGACTCGCGCAGGAGAAGGCAGCGGAGTCTTTGCACTAGAAGATGCAGCCAGTGACACAGTGTCAGAAGTGATCCACTTCCGTCAGCCCTCAGGATTGTCAAGATGGTACGGCTTTGCCAAGTGGCTTTCAGCCGTGCCCATCATCGAGCTTGCGCAAATGCTCATGCAATGGAAGTTCGACTTCTTCCTGAATCGCGGTGTGCCTGAGTTCATCTTCTTGCTCGTTGGTCAGAAGCTCAAGGCGGATGACTGGAAGAAGATCGAAGATGCGCTCAAGGCCAACATCGGACTAGGCAACAGCCACAAATCTCTGGCGTTGAACATCGCCAACCCCGAAGTCAAAGCCCAGGTGGAGAAGCTGGCGGCAGAGTCCAAGGGAGAGGACACCTTCGCCACCACCAAGGAGACACTAGCTCTCAGCGTGGTGACGGCGCACCGTGTTCCTCCACTACTGGCAGGCATCCAGATTCCGGGCAAGCTCGGCGCAAGCAACGAGCTACCCAATGCCTTGGCAGCGTTCCAGCTTCTTGTGATCGGTCCTGCTCAAAGGCTATTCCAGCAGACGCTTGGCATCACGCTCGGCGCTGATAACGGCATACCGGAGCTTGAGTCTGCTGACTTCGCCTTCACCAAGATCACTGAGGAACTGGACCTTGGCCGGATGGACACCATGTCGAAGATGCGACAGACTGCACCGGAGGCCCAGGCCGAAGGCAGGGACTTGAATGAAGGCGTGAAGGAATAAGACGAGTCCGGCTGACGAGTCTGAATCGGTAGTCCATGTCCATAGCAGACAAGAACTTCATAGAACGAGTAGCCAAGGAGGTGGCTCGCCAAGGGCGTGCGCGTGTGCGCCCAATCATCAGCAGGGGCATCGCTCCTGGTTTCGGAAGTAAGGCTCTGGCCAGGGAAGTCGAGATTCGCCCAGGTGTGCGCACTGCGCGCTCAGCAACTCAGCGGATCTTCATCGACTCGTACACGGCGTTCTATGTTCATGAAGGCAGAGGACCCTTT